TCCTGGACCATCAGATCTCTTTGACGTGGTTGTTCACTGCAGAGGGTGACAAATCCCCTACAGCTCCCTTCCTAAAGGTTGACCCGACCGATGACGTGGGATGCGCGTGTGCACTGATAGCTCACGGCCCCCACGGTCCCTGGGCGGTCCCAGGGAGGATTTCTCGCCACCTGCGTCAGTTCTTCCACCGTCGTGACTCACATGGGGATGGGTGTCAAACCACCGGGGGGGAAAGCCCCTGCTGCCCTTCAGATCTATTCCTTCACTGTTCCATTCCGCCCGACGAAAGAGCCTAACGGAAAGTCAGCGAGCCACCAAGCATCTTCCTCTAAATGGGAAGGTTGGTAAAAGGGTGCGTCGTCGAAAATTTCATAACTTTCTACCTTGCACTTTGACTTAGGTTGTTGGATTGGTGGTATATCCTTAGTTTGGTCAGCCATACTGCGGTAGTACTCCTCAGTTGCAAGTTGCTCATAAACTGTGATACCCCAGGCGCGCTCAAAACCCACCCGCATACTATCATCAACCTCCGTGACCACACGATCAGTCTGGTAAACCAGAAACCTCTCATGTTGGTCAGGAGTTGCAAAGTGTGGTTTCCCGCCTGCGATGGTAATCAAGCATGAAGCTGCAACACTAAGCACTGGAACACCTGGCGCTTGCATTAGTTCGCCCAATGCTGACGCTGCCAGGATTCCACGTGCCTGTTCTCTGGTAACAACTCTCGGGCTTTTGGCCAAAACATCAAGAACCTTCTTTGGGTTCCGAACCATGACCGGCCCCAGTTGTCCCCAAACTACCTTACTCTGACAAAACTCGGCCTCTTCCAAATTATAAACAACCTCGATCTCCGTAACGAGACCTAGTGCAAGCATGTGCCCCGCTATTGTGTCAGTGGATACATCTTCCTCAGTGATGAGCACTGAATCATCGCCATCCAAAAAGACACAAAACTTCGTACATGATACAGATTGGACCCAAGATAGAATCGCCGCAAGATTGATGCGTGAATTCCCGCCACCGGTATTGATGTCACCTGAGCTTCGTTTAGCCCTTGTTCTGTACATTATACCTCCATGCGAGAACCCAATTGTTCCAAGTTGTTGCTTGAGAAGAAACTGCAACTCAGTGGGGTAACCATGTTCCCTCAAATAACC